GAAAGATTACGTTTATCACATGGGGCAGCGCTTGGGCCTGCCCCTGGATCTGTACCGGGCCTACGGCCGCGTGCAGCTGATTTACTGGCCTACAGGTTGCAGCGGCTGGATTGCCATATCGCCCCTGTTACCGCATAAGCAATTGCTGACCTGGCTGGAGGGGTTCGAGTGCGGATTCGGTCGCTGCACGCACGAGGGGCAACGGCTTACAGCAGAGGAGGGCAGGTGATGAAAGAGGCGATTGCTGTTATGGTTCGCATGCGGGGGCAAGGAACAGCGCAGCCGCACTATCGCGGTATGCTCTGCATCCGCGCACCATGGGGCCGGTATTACCGCACTGCCGGCCCGTGGCGCATTAAGCGGAAAGATGCGCTTGATGATGCGCGACGGGCAAAAGCCGATTGGGATGCTGTCGGGCAATTGCCAGTGTAAAGGAGGGCAAGCGATGAATACTGATAAGCTGCTGATGGAAAAGATAAAGCAGGCAACGGCAATTTGGCAGCGGCAAAACGGCATTACGGTTGCTCTAATGCCGTCTGTGTCTGATCCGTCACTGACGCCTATAGGGTTTTTCGAGCAAATTCTATACAGCCCTTATCATCCCGAAGACAGATTAAGGGCATTTTCCTTTAATGCCCTGTCTGCCAAGTGGCTGGCAAAGGATGCCCGAAAAGGTGAAATAAGGCTCCTGAAAACGCCCGGCAGCTATTATCACGTCTGGCACATCTGCTTTTGCAAAGAGTGCCGCGGCAAGATATGGACGCACTCACAAAGCGATTGGGATACGCACTTGCGGCATGTTGACCCGCAAGATGTTGTGGATTTCCCCTCTGCAGAATACAAATCGGCGGAGGAGATTTACGATATGCTTTTTCGACAGGCGGAGGAAATACACGACACGACCTTTTAATGGCCGAAAACGGCAAAGGAGGGCAAGTGATGCGTAAGACAATTAAAGCAATCTTGCAAAGGTACGGTTTGACAAATCGCTTTTCTGTCCGCCACGTTGATTCTACAGACCTGGCACGTGATTCGGTTATGTGTGTTACAATCCGCGATTGGCGGCCAAATAAGGATTTTCCTGCTATCGAGCGGGAAATAAAGGCTGCTTTAGCAGAGCAAGGCGTCAAGGCGATCGTGGTGGCCGAAGGGCCGGGGGTGATCGGATGAGCTACGCAAAGCGCGAAGCGCCGGGCCGCCCCGGCGCTTCGGCCTATGCTATCGGCCCCAAAAATCCCTGCACCGGCCGCCGGCTGCGCGTCCGCTGGCTGCGGCCGTGGGGCGGAAAGCCGGCAGGGTTTGAAGCAGAGGGCATTTTGCTTGCTACGTTCTGCGTCAACGGCAGAACGTGCATCGGCGAGCTGAAAATAGAAACGGGCAATGGCTGGCGGAAGCTGTCTTGCCCGTGGTCGAGAAACTACCTTGAAATCGAGGAGGGCTAAAAGATGAGAGCAAAACAAGTTGAAATCGGCAAGCGGTACTGGTGCAAGGTGTCCGGCAAGGTTGTGCCGGTGAGAATCATCGAGCGGACCATCGGCTACGACGGTCGCACGCACTGGTATGGCATTAACACCGAAACCAATCGCCGCGTTTTCCTTCGCTCCTCGCGCCGCTTGCGTGGCGAGGTGCCAGAAAGGGTGGTTAAAGATGAAGCTTAAGACTGACGATGTTGCCTGTGTTGTCTGTGGCCGCCGCAAGTTATTTATCGGCGAAGGCCGCAGAATCAACGGCTCATGGGCTAAAGATTCTACCTTACCCCAGCAGTATCAAGGCAAGTGGGTTTGCTGCTACGCTTGCTATGAAAAGTTACTGCATGGCGAGGTGCCGCGGAAGAGCAGGAAAGCAAATGATTGACCAAAAACACAACAAAAGCCGCCTTGAAAATCATATCAAGCAGGTGCGCGATGCTACTAAAGAAGCTCTAGAAAAAGTTGGTCCTGCTGTCTTGACTAGTGTAGGGCTTATCGCTGCTTACAAAGCGATATTGAAAGCAGAGACGGAGATAAGAGAAGCAAAGCGGATAATGGAGCACGAATACGTCGGACCTTTTAGAGACTTTATCGATTGAAAGGAAGGCTAAAGATGGCAAATGATAAAATGATAATTAACGAAATCGGAAGGTTCTTAGAAGACCATAGCATTAGCTACGATATTGTTTACATGGGCCACGGGCCGATGTGGGATACGCCAGAATGGCGCTCCATATGGCAGGTTACACTTCGCAAGCATGGGCTAAAGGATTTTACTTTCAAGTTCGGCAATTCGCTCGTTAACAGTTGGCTTATTCAATACAGGGGCGAAGATGCCCGCCTCCTTCGGCCTGACGAATGGGCAAATGTTGCAATCAAGGCAGCAATCCGAAAGGGGAACAAAGAGGTGAAAGAATGTGATGCAATTCTTATCCGCCGGCACATACCGCCTACCATTAAGGATGTGCTCAGCAACTTACCTTACCATGACATCGGTGATTTTGAAGAATTCTGTGCTGAATTCGGCTACGATACGGATTCCCGCAAGGCCGTTGATGCTTACCTTGAACTGACCCGTCAATATCGTTGGCTGTTGCGTGCCCTTGGCCCTGATTTAGACGGTCTGCGGGCATTAGTTGAAGCGTGAGGAGGCCGAAAACTGTTGCAAAAAACTAGAAAGGAGGGCTAGCAAATGGCAACCCGTAGCATGATAGCAAAGAAAGACAAAAACGGTGGCTATTGGTGCATCTACTGCCACTGGGACGGATACCCCGAACATCACTTCCCTATTCTAGAGGAATGCTATAACACTGAGGCTAAAATAGATACGCTGCTTACTTTAGGCGACTTGTCGGTCCTTGAGCGAGAAATAGGTGAGAAACACGACTTCAATGAAAATTACGATAAGCACCCGCATTGGTGCCTTGCCTATCACCGCGACAGGGGCGAAAGTTGGGATGATGTTAGACCACGCTGGGCGTATGACTTTAGGGAATTGAAACGGTGGGCTTACGATATGGGATGCGAGTACATCTACATCTGGGTTGGACACTGGGTTATCTATCAACGCAACTACAAAACCGCCGCGTGGCATAAAACGCTGGCCCTGCAAAGGCAAAGAAAGGGAAATAGCAATGATTAGCAAGGTGCCAGAACAGTTACAAAGAGAATTTTACAAGGCCGTAGAAGAAGCGTCGGATTCGCTCATAACTGCCAGCAAAAAAATCAAAACCATCAGAGCAGCCGCTAAGCGATGGGCTAGAACATACAACCAGCATCACGCAGTCCGCGATTTTTTCCAGTCGCTCCACCTGCTCCTGCTACAAGTGTCAGGCCTTTCGTACACGCTGGCAGAACACCACAAAAGGATAGAAGAAAGGGACAAGGGAAAAATAGCAGAACACATAGCAAGCATAAGGGCAGACCTGAGGACCATAGTAAAGGCAAGCGCGGAATTGACCGTTGCCGCCGCCGCTTTCGAGGAAGAGTTGACGGCATACTACGGAAACGGATGATATTGCGGAAAAGGCTCAATTTTTACTTGCCAAGTTCTAAAAATATGGTAAACTTTCAATAGGCTAAAATGGGGGAGAAAGGAAAAGGGACGACAATGGTGGCGATGAACGGGATGGATGAAATCATGGGGTTGGTTAGGCGGTGCATTGCATCACCCAAGGATGCCATTTTTGGCGGGACGGCTTTGCTTGGCAGTATAAGCTACCACACCCTCGTTGAGCTGACAGACCTTGAGGTGGGGACGGCTGGCTTGCCTGGATTAAAAGAGCTGCGGGAGAAGATGAACAGCAAAAGAAACTATGCCCCCCAGATGGCAAAGATGATAGCACGGCTGGGGGAGCTGATACTTGAGGGGCCGCGGCTTCAAACGAAATACGAACAGGCAGAAGGCAGGGAAAGGCTTGACCTTGGTGCGGCCCTGCACGCCAACTTTATCCGCATCATCGTGGGGGTGCTGCTGATGAATGTCATTTTGAAAGATTGGGTCAAAAACGGAACAAGGATGGTCCAAATAAAGGATTTGGATTGAAAGGGGTGAAACGATGGAGGAGATGACAGAATTCACAACGATCTCGATTCCCGTCGCTACACGCGAAAAGCTGCGGCGGATCGCCGACTTGACGGAACAGCGGACCGGGTTCGCCCGCATACCGCTTTATGCCGTCCTGGACCAGTTGCTGGACAGGCGGCTGGAGGAACTGCAAGATGAAAGTAAAGCAACCACTGGTTAAGGTCGGGCAGGGGCCGTACAGCCGGCAGGTCGATTGCGATGAAGTTATTGCCACGGTAGTAGGCCCGCTGATCACCGGCCTGCTGCTGTGGCTGTTGATTAGCTTGTTCTGATTTAAAAGGAGGGCATTATTATGCCGGAAGAATCTCCATCTACCGATATTGTCCGCGTGCAGAACGTCCTTGTTACCGGCCAGCCCAGTGCTGTCTTGGAACGGGCGGCTGAAATCGTGGGAATGATGGCGCAAAAATGCACTGGCCCGAAGTATATCGCTGTCATTTCCACACGGGAAGGTCCGAAACGATACCCTCGCGTCGAATGGTGGACCACAGTAGGGGCATCGCTGGGACTGTTCCCTTATGAAATCACTTGCCGCCGGCTGGTGCGACAGAACAAAGACGAAATCGTTTACGAGGCTATCGTTGAAGTGCGCCATGGCGAAACGCCCATCACAAGGGCCTCAGCAATATGCTCATCCACCGAAGCCAACTGGCAACAGGCGGACGAATACGCCATCCGGTCGATGGCCATCACGCGGGCCACAGGCAAGGCGTTTCGTATCGGCCTGTCGTTTTTGGCAGTGATGGCAGGCCTGGAACCCACGCCGGCGGAAGAAATGCCTACCGCCCAAACCGTACCGCCGCAACCGCAGCAACAAGCCCCGCAACCGCCGCCACAGCCGCAGCAGCAACAAGTGATTGACGGCAGCCAGCCGTTGCGCAAGAATACCCGCATCGCCGATGCCTTCATCTTGAAGACCGGCACCGGCAGCCGCGGGCCGTGGACGCTGTACGGCATCACAGATGCCGAAGGCGTGATGTACACCACCTTTAACGCTACCGATTACCAGGTGGCGCTGGAGTGCAAGACGACGCAGGCGGCTGTGTTGCTGGAATACACGCAGACCAACCGCGGCGCACGGCTGCTTACCATCAAATCGCTGGCGGCAACGGCACCACCGCCGCCGGTGGCGCCGCCGCAACCGCCACAAATGGACCCAGGCGTCCAGGAATACCTAGACCAGCAATATCCGCCACCGGAAGAAGAAGTGCCGTTTTAATAGGAGGGCATAAGGATGGGAACGCTGCTGGAACTGCACGAACGAATGTCCAGGATTGAAGCTGCCCTAGCAGAAACGGGCGGCGAAATCACGCCTGAAGTGCAGGCCCTTATTGATGACTGGCTGCAGAACGGTCAAATCGAAGTCAAGGCCAAGCTGGACGCTTACGCCAAGCTGATACGCGAATTGAAGCTGCGTTCGCAAGGGCGGCATGAAGAATACAAGCGACTGAAGGCCAGGGCCGAAGCCGATGCTTACGCCGCACGAAACCTTGCTGACCGGCTGAAGTGGTTCATGGAAACCCACGGCATCAAGACCATCGAAACCACCAACTTCCGCATCACCGTTGCCAAGGATGGCGGCAGGCAAGCGGTGGATATTGATGAAGCAAACGTGCCGCCAGAATATTGCAAGCTGGTGCGGATGGTGGACGTGGAAAAGATACGGCAGGACCTGCAACGCGGCATCGTCCTGCCGTTCGCCCGGCTGAAACCAAGGGGAACGCATTTGCTTATCAGGTGAGGTGCGCAAGATGGAAAAGCTGTTGCGGATTGAAAGCATTAGCATAGACGCCGGCACGCAGCCACGGCTGGAAATCAACGAAGACGTAGTGGCGGAATATGCTGAAGCAATGGCTGCCGGCGAAACCTTCCCCCCGATTGTTGTCTTTCACGATAGCAAACATTACTATCTTGCAGACGGTTATCACCGCTTGCTGGCAGCCAAACGCAACAAGATGGAGACGATTACCGCCGATGTTCGCCCCGGCACGCGAAGGGATGCGATCTTTTGCGCAGCAGGTGCAAACGGAACGCATGGACTGCGTCGCACGCAGGCGGACAAGCGGCATGCCGTGCTGCTGCTGCTGAAAGATCCCGAATGGTCGCAGATGAGCGACAGGAAGATTGCACAGCATTGCCATGTAAGCCACACGTTCGTATCATCAATGCGGCGGGCGATGATTACGGCGATGGCTGAAGAAATAGAAGGGCCGGATGATGACGACGTTGGGGTTCCGCGGGACAAGGCCGAGCAAAAGGAGGTGGCAAAGCGGGCGGAGGATGCCGGCCCCACCAGCCCTCCCCCCCCGTCCTATAATTCCGCCCCCAAAGACAAAGTAGGCCAGCCCATTACCAACCCGCAAATCGCAAAGGTTTTTGAAGACGCCAAACTGCTGCAGGAACTGCAAAAGCAAATACAGGCCATTCGCCGCAGATTGAAGGAATTGCGGGGGATGGAAGTGTGCTACTACTTGCATTGGCAAAGCGCTGATGGTGCCTTGCGTGATGCTTGGATGGCCCTGCGTGATTGCCAGCCGTATGCGCTGGCATCGGAAAAGGCTAAAGCCAAAAACGAAACATACCGACAAGTAGGATGGATACCAAAGTATCATTGGGACGTGCTGCCTGAGGATATGCGATGAGCCAGTTAGTGTTGTGGGATGAAGATGTTTTGCGGGACACGATTACGCTGCGGCCTTATCAGGCCCAGGCCGTGGATGCCGCTTTCGACCAGTGGCAGCGCGTCAGGTCAACGTTGATCGTCCAGCCCACGGGCACCGGCAAGACGGTGGTGTTCAGCCATATCATCAAGCGAATCCCCGAAGGCCGAATAATGATTGTGGCGCACCGCGAGGAACTGATACGGCAGGCGGTGGACACCGTCAAGGCGATTACCGGATGGCGGACGGAAATCGAGATGGCGGATTTGCGGGCGTCCCGCGGTAATCCGCCGAGAATCGTAGTAAGCACCATACAGACGCAGATAGCCGGAAGACAGACTTCGCCTTGCTGGTGATAGACGAAGCGCATCATTCCGTTGCACAGTCGTATAAGCGCGTCATCAAGCATTACACCGCCAACCCGGCCCTTAAGGTGCTCGGCGTAACCGCAACGCCGGACCGTGCGGACCAGCTTGCCCTGGGGCAGATATTCCAGACGGTGGCGCATCAGTACGAAATACTTAATGCCATTGAAGACGGCTGGCTGGTGCCCATCGAGCAGCAACGGGTGAACGTCCGCGACCTTGACTTTTCCCATGTGCGTACCACTGCGGGCGACCTTAACGGTGCGGACCTGGCGGCGGTGATGGAAGATGAAAAGATACTGCATCGCATCGCCACACCGACGATAGAACTTGCAGCAGGCAGGAAAACGCTGGTGTTCGCAAGCAGTGTCAGGCACGCGGAAAGGCTGTGCGAAATCTTCAATCGCCATAAGCCGATGACGGCGGAATGGATTTGCGGCAGGACGCCGCGGGACAATCGCCGGCGTATCCTGCGGGACTATCGTGCCGGCAAGTTTCAAATCCTTGTCAACGTCGGGGTGTTCACGGAAGGCTATGACGAACCATCCATCCAGGTTGTCGCAATGGCAAGGCCGACGAAGAGCAGGTGCTTGTATGCCCAGATGGCGGGCCGCGGGCTTCGGCCTATAGGGGGATTAATTGATAAGGGCCGGACGGCGGAACAGCGCAAGCAGATGATCGCCGAATCGTCAAAGCCCAAGTTGGTGGTGCTGGACTTCGTCGGGAACAGCGGTCGGCACAAACTGATGTCCACCGCCGATATTCTCGGCGGCAAATACAGCGATGAAGTGGTCGAAAGGGCGAAGAAGAACATCGCAAGGCGCGGGTACAGCTACGATTTGCTGCGCGAGATGGAGGAGGCGGAAAGGGAGATTGAGGCGGAAAAGATAGAACGCTTGCGGGAACTGGAACGAAGGCGGCGGCGCAACCTGGTTGCCAGGGTAAACTATACCACCGAAGTGGTGGACCCGTTCAATGTTTACGACATTAAGCCGTGGCGAAGCGGCTATAATGATACCCGGCGGCCTACGGCCCGCATGGAAGCATTGCTGCGAAGGTTCGGAATAGACCCCACCAACCTTAATTTCACGCAGGCCAGGCAGCTTATCGGCGTGGCATTGAAGCGGGCGGAAAAGAAGCTGTGCACGTACAAACAGGCAAGAATCTTAAAGGCCTTCGGGTATGATACCGAAAACTTAAGCAGGGAAGATGCTACGCGGCTGATTACCGCGATTGCAGAAAACGGCTGGCGACGGCCGGCGGAGGTGGTGATATGAAAGCGGTGCAACATGAAGTCTTTAAGATAACGCCGATTGAAGCAGATGAACTGATTGCGGAACTGCACGCTTGCCTGTTCCGGCTGGGATTTATCCAAATAGAACACGTCAATGAACCGAAGTGGGCGAAAGCAAGGCGGTTGCTGGCTAACCTGCGGATAGCGGCTACCGATGCCGCGTTTACCATTGAATCGCTGAAACAGGATAAACGGAAACTGTTGGACTTTTTTGAATTGGAGGGCAATGGTGATGAAGAATGACGCGATCATCAGAAAGGTGGAAATAGACCACGTTGATGACCTGGTCTATTCAATCGTTGTCAAGCTGGAAGTGCCTGTAGATGGGCTTGCGGAGACGTTGAAGAAGGTGCTGGATACTTTCGAGCGCAGCCGCCAGCAAAAGGCGCCGTTCTGAACGATGAAAGGCGATTGGTTAAGGGTCAGCAAGAAGTTTCCATGCCCTATTTGCGGGAAGCCGGACTGGTGCATGGTGCACAAGGATGGCACCGCAGTCATCTGCCCCAGGACCCCGCAGGGAAGCCAAAGGGACCTGGGGCCTGCCGGCTTCCTACACAAACTGCACAACGGGATACAACCGCCAAAGGACGACCGAAAGGTCAAGTCCATCGACAGAATGGACTTTAGCTTGCTGGCCAAACTGTATCAGATGCTCCTGCGTAACCGAATCGGCTTGCTTGTGATGTACGCCCAATCGCTCGGCGTTTATTCGCGCAGCTTAACCGCAATGGGGGCAGGATATTCCGCTTACCATTGCGCCCTTACCTTCCCGATGTATGATGCCAAGGGGAAAGTTATCGGTATCCGCCTGCGAAATGATGAGGGGCGGAAGTGGTGTATCCCATCCAGCAAGTCTGGGGTGTTTCAGCCGGCAGGGCAAGTGCTGAAACGCGGCGATACGCTGATAGTCTGCGAGGGGCCTACGGATGCTGCTGCATGCTATGAAATGGGACTGAAGGTTATCGGTCGCCCCGATTGTCGCGGCGGTGCAGACATCATCGCCGATTACTGCCGGCGGTGGCACAAACCGCACGTCAGGATCATCATTGACAGGGATGCCAAGGAAATAGCCCGCAGAAACACATGGGCCGGTGCGATGGACTTGAAACGAAAGTTGCGTCTGGTGGCATCAAGTGTTACAATTTACATGCCGCCGCCTGGCTATAAGGACGTAAGGGAATGGCTGAAGGCCAGGAAGCGGTTGGCCAGAAATAGTGCCGGCGGGGGGAGGGTGGGTGTTGTGAAGGTGGAGGCTGCAGGGTTTGCCGCCTTCCCGGTGGTTGGATGAGATGTCATAGAAGGTGGCAATTGCCCTCCGCCCTGCAGCCCCACCGCTTTTTATCCTGCAGGAGGTTCTGTAATGGCTATCAAACTCCGTCCACTTGCCAAGTATCCCAGCAAAAGACACAAGTACAACGTCGCATCAGTTGAACGACGGCGGTTCCTTGGCCGCACCTTCGATTCGCTGGCGGAAAAAGAATATGCGGAAGTCTTGGTGCGGCTGCAGAAGGAAGGCGTCGTCCTGGACTTCATCTGCCAGCCGCGATTATGGCTTGGCGTGCCGGAAAACGTCTATGTGCCGGACTTTCTTGTCGTGCCGGCAAAGGGCCGCATCTACTACGTCGATGTCAAAGGCGCGGAAACAAGGAAGTTTCTGCACGATATGAAGCTGTGGCAACAATACGGCAAGTTCGATTTGGTGGTTGTGAAAAGAGTCGGGCCGCTGCACTTCCGTGTAACAAGGGTGATTAAGGGTGAATACGGGGACGGCGGAGAAAGTTTCGGAGCAAGTAGGCCTTGAAACGGAATCCATCCGCCTCGGTGCACGAAAGTACCAACATTATGCCGAACAGCTGGGACGGGACGGGTTCGCCGCAGTCCTGCGCCCTGCACAAAAGCTGCTCGGCGAATGGTTCGCACCGTTGCGGAAGGCCATCGCTGCCGAACAGAAACTGACGCTGGCGGGCAAGTATTCAACCCATCGTGCCGAATACGGTCCGCCTTTGGTTTCACTGCATGCCGATACAATCGCTGTTGCAACACTGAACGCCTGCCTTGGCAATTTGCTTACCTTCCCCGAAGGCCTGCCGATTTCAGGCTTGGCGAAGAAAATAGGTGATGCAGTACTTGCGGAAATACACATGGATTTGCTTGCACGCAATGAAAGGGAAAGCTACCGCAAGATGCATCAACGGTTCCGCGCACTTACCCCTAAACTGGTAAACAAGTGGGGCAGAAAAACGCTGAAGGACAGTGCCTTCAGCACACGGGTATCCACAATCCTCGGTGCCAAGCTGCTTGGCATGCTGATAGAACTGACGGCGGGTATCTACGATAATCCGCCGTTGGTCGTTTACAAGCACTATCTGCAAGGGAAAAGGTACATCTGGGTAAGGCTGAACGACATTATCTTCGACATCGTTCAGCGGGACCTGGACAAGTTGCTGATAGCCAGGCCCGTATGCTTGCCGATGATCGTCCGACCGCGGCAATGGACGGCAACGCAAACCGGCGGCTACTTGCGTCTTAAGAATCCCCTCATTTCACATTCATGTACCTTGCAACGCAAACTGGTGAAGGCCGCCGACATCAGTCAAGTGCATGCGGCCTTGAACGCATTGAACGCTACGGCGTGGCGGATAAACAGGTTCATCTATGATGTCGTCAAGCAAATATGGGAAACAGGTGGCGGCTTGGCATTGGTGCCGCCACGCGATAACCTGCCCCTTCCTGACCCCCCACCGGCAACATCCCCCCGAAGCGATAAGGCAAGATGGCATATGCAGCGAAAGAACATCATGCAGCAAAACTTAATCCTGCGTGGCGAACGCACGAAATTCCTTAACTGCATGGCGACTGCAGACCGCATGGTGGGCTATGACAGGTTCTACATGCCGCATATCATCGATTTCCGTGGCAGGATTTACCCCCGGCCCGCATTACTCAACACCCATGCCAACGACCTTGCTCGTGGCTTGCTTGAATTCGCGCATCCAGCAAAGCCAGTCAATTACCAAAGCATTGCAATCCATCTTGCCAACTGTTGCGGATTGAAACACCTTCCGCACGAACATCGGCTGCAGTGGGTGAAAAGCAACCTTCACGAATTCGCAAGATGGGCCAGCAACCCGATGGACAATATCGGCTGGGCATCCATGCCCAAACCGCTGGAAGCCCTGGCAGCGGCACGGGCGCTGATTGATGATGATGCCGCCATGCATCTGCCTATTCAACTTGACGGCACTTGCAACGGACTGCAACATTACACCGCCCTGGGATTGGATGAAAAAGCGGCGCCGGATGTCAACATGATGCCGTCATCATCACCTGCAGACTTGTACGCGAAGGTTACTGCAATGACCTTACGGGCGGTACGGCAGGACATTGAAGCCGGTTACGCGCTGGCGGCTGTTGTTGAGCCGTTCATTACCCGCGATGTCGTCAAGCCGATTGTAATGACGATGGTGTACGGATTGACGGCCATCGGCGCACGACAACAAGTGTGGGACTGGCTGCAGAAAATCGAAGACAATCATCAGCGATTCGAAGCCAGCGCTTACTTGTCGAACGTAATCAGATGGCAGGTGTCCAGGATGTGCGACAAGGCGGCGGCAATCATGGGCTGGCTGCGAAGATGCGGCAACAGGATAGCTACGGCAGGGCATCTTGTGCGATGGAAAAACCCCATCGGTTTGCCGGTAGTCCAACCGTACCGCCAGCGGGCAAAGCAAAACATACGCACTATCACCGGCCGGCTGAAGATCGCAATCGAATCCGACAAACTTCCCATCGCCATCGGCAAGCAGAAAACAGCCCTCCCCCCAAACCTGATTCACAGCATAGACAGCAGCCACTTGATGTTCACCGCCCTCGCATGCCAGGCTGAAGGCATCGCCTTTGCAGCGGTGCATGACAGCTACTGGACCCATTCAGCCACCGCAAATGCCCTGCAAGACATCCTGCGGCAGAAGTTCGTAGAATTGCACCAACGCAATATCCTGATGGACATTTACTACCAATTCAGGCACAATTACCCCACAGTGGATATTCCCATGCCACCGTTACAAGGCGACTATGACCTGCAACAAGTCCTGCAAAGCAGATACTTCTTCAACTGACGTGGTTTATGTGTTCTATTGCAGCGGCCTATGGCGCCGCAAACGGCACAAATTAAGTTGGCGTCGAAGGTTACGCATCTTATGGCGGTTCCCGCGACGGTCCTATCACTACCTTCTCGGCTGGCTGGTACGCACCATCACCCGCAGCCCGATAGCCCATGTCTGCATAGGCCATGACGGTGCTGTCCTCGACGCATCCATCCAGGCGAATCGGTTTTGGCCGCTTTACACTTTTTTACTTTACTACCCAACTTGTCTTGGTTATCATATAATTCCAGTAGAAGGCGATGCAGTGGCAAGGGAGATGGGAAAGGTGAAATGTCCTGGGCCACACAAGAAAGCCTGGCCTACTGTGCTGCGATGGATAAGTCGCGGTGCGGTGGAGACGCAGGATTGCGTCGCTATGGCATGTCGTATCCTACGGGCCGGGGGTGTAAGGGTGCCCCGGCAGGTAGTATCACCAAGACAGCTGTTCGAGTTCTGCCGGCAGCGGAGGTATAAGTATGTCCCTTTTCCCGAATGACCATGTCCCGCCTACGAGCGACGAATTGGTAAGGCGACTTGATGAGGTGATTCCCAAAGCCCTTGTTCAAGACCCAATGGACCTTACCGACCCTGTCAGCCTTGCCTTCGCTGCCGGCAGGCGTAGTTTGGTTGACGATCTTCTGTACGCAATGAAAATCAAGCCGAGGGAATGAAAATGGTGTTTCACAGCCCATCGCCGCCAAAACTGGAAATCCCACCGCCGCCACCGGAACCACCGGAAATCGAACCGGAGGAAATCGAGAAGAAACGCAAGCGATTACGCAAAGGACGGACCACCGTGGTGTCCTTGCGAATTAACCCAGGGCTGTCCACGCTGGACGGCAACCAGACAGGATTAAGGATACCCTGATGCCGGAAAAGGGCTATATCGCAAAGCTTTACAAGGAAGATGACACGGCAAGGCAGGAAATACTTGAAACGGTGCGGCTGTGCGCATCGTTGACCAAGCCGTGGATATGTCCGCCGGTAGGAACGCATCAAGCGGCAAAGTTGCCGACATCATACCAATCCATCGGCTCACGCGGCATTATGAACCTTGAAGGCCGCATGCTCATGGCCCTTTTCCCCCCATCCCAGCCTTGGTTCCGCCTGCAACTGTCCCCAGACATCAAATACAACCCGGAAATACCGCCTGAAACCATCCAGCAATGGGAACAACAGCTGTTCCTGCGGGAACTTATCATCCAGGCAACCTTGGATTCCGCACCGCTGAAGCCCAAGCACCTGCGCAAGGCCACCGGCTTCCGGTCGCAGAAACGCACCGCAATCAGCCAAGTTCTGATAACCGGCGACGTTCTGGAACAACTCACAGATGATTACAGAATAAAGGTTTACAGGCGGGACCAGTACGTAACCAGGCGCGATTCCTGCGGCACGGTCCTGTACCATATCATCAAGGAAAACATCGACCCGCTGGGCCTGCCGCCGGAAATCCTGTCAGCGGCAGGGTTAAGTGCCGCCGACTTGGCAGCCAAGCCCGTAAATGAAAGACTGATAGACATTTACACGCTTGTAGAACGCCAGCCGCAAGCGGATACGTGGGTTATACGCCAGGAACTGAACGATGTCGTCGTCAATGAATCGGAAGAAAAAGTAAGTCCTTTCTTCTCAACACCTTTTGAGCTTGCCCCAGGCGACGACTACGGTCGCGGGTTCATCGAAATCAACCTTGGCGACCTTCGCAGTCTCAACGCCCTTGAACAACGGCTGCTTGAATTCGCCGCTACTGCTGCCAAGCATCACCCCATCATTGATAATGCATCCACCGTCAGGGATAAGGACTTTATGAAGGAATCCGGCGAAATCATCCATTGCAGGGTGCAAGGCGGCAGGGCACAGGATATAGGGTTCCTGTCGGTGGATAGGCTAAACGACTTCAATGTAGTCTATCAATCCATCTTGCATAAGACCAAGAACCTGGCCACCGCCATGCTCATTGAATCTGAAATCCAGCCCCGCGGCGAACGGGTTACCGCCACGGCCATCCAGCGCGTAGCAATGGAACTCGAAGGTGCCCTCGGCGGCGTGTACGCCCCAATTGCAGATGAACAGCAAATACCGCTGCTGCAACGGGTTATCTACCAACTGGAAAGGGATAAGGTCTTTCCGCCCTTGCCGGATGAATCGGTGCATATCGAGGCCCTTACGGGGCTGGCTGCCTTGGGCCGGCAGGTGGATATGAACAGGCTGATGACCTTCGCACAAGTGGTTTCACAGCTTGGGCCGCAGGCAATGGCCCGCATTGATCCTGCGGTGCTGATGGCGAAGATGGCACAGTACCTGAACCTGTACGAAGCAGGACTGGTCAAGTCGGATGAACAGATGGCAGCCGAGGCGCAACAGGCTATGGCTGCCGCTGCAGCCGCACCGGTGGCACAAGAAGCGGCAAAAGCCGTTGGCAAAATTGCCCAACAAGCCATAAGCGGCGGATAGGTGGCAACGTTGCCATAAGGAAGTTATAAGAAAGTTATGGAGGAAGCCATGCCCGACGAAGCAGCTGTTCAGACCCAAGGGGACGACCAGGCCAATCAGGATGCCGCTGCCGCCGAACAACAGCAGCAGGCTAGGCTGTTGGCCGGTAAGTTCAAGTCTGTAGAAGACTTGGAAAAGTCTTATCTTGAGCTGCAGAAGAAACTTGGGCAGCGAAGCCAGCAGAAGGGCAAGGACACGCCGAAAGGGCTGGAAATCCCAAAGCCGTCCGACGAAGTCCCCTCAAGCGTCTCCGACCTCCTCCGCGCCATCGGCAAGGATGAAGCAACCATCCTGCAGGAATGGGCGGAAGGCAGGGGAAGGCTAAAGGACGAAACCTACATTGCCTTGGCGGCAAAAGGATTCGGCAGGGGGCTTGTGGATGAAGTGATACGGGCCAAGGCAGCCGAATACCGCGATGCCCAGGCAAGGCAGGAACTGATAGCACAGCGTGCAGCGGAACTTGCCGGCGGCCAGGAACAATTGCAGACCCTGCTGGCATGGGCTGGGCAGAACCTGCCCGATTACAGGATACAGGACCTGAACGAACGGCTTGCACGCGAGTCCAGTTATGAAGGAGCGATAGTAGAAATTATGACTGAATACAACAAAGCCGTAGGTGCGGGCAAGGCCAGCCCATTGATTAGTGGCGGTACCACGCCACCGGCAAGCGGCGCTGGCTGCAGGACGCCGGAAGAATACCTTGAACTGATACGGCAAATCAATTCCGCCGGCGGCAAGCCTACGCCGGAACAGATTGCGAAATTGGCAAATACGCCGAGAGAAATAGTTGACGCCGTGTCGGGTTTCGGGCAATAATATAAAGGGGTAAAGGAGGAAAACAGGATGCCTGTTGCTACGCCGGAAGATTGGAAAATCCTGCATGAACTGAAAAGCACGTTCAGGGTTGACAGACAAGGGGGGACTTGGGTTGCCAAGATCTTCGATGCCGCCACGCGCAAAATCTATGCGCAGGCGGCTGGTAGCAGCGAGCATAACGCCTTGGTCAACGCACTGGCTGTAGCAACAAAAGCACCGAGACCCAAATCGCCACAAGAGATTATCGCAGAGGCCGAAGCGATACGAGATGAAAATGAGGCCTTAAAAGCCAAGCTGAAAGAATTGGAAAGCAAGTTGGATACGGTGCTTTCCGCCACGCCTGCCCCTGCAAGTAAGCGAAGGGGAAGGCGGAAAGGTCGGAAACCCACCGCGCCCCCCACAGCCACGGAGGTTTCCGACCTGGGAACCGCGTCGGATGGGGAGCCCACCGCTGCCGAGGACAACCTGTCCTAGGCCCTCGCAGCCGTAGTGGACAACTCACATCTTCGATAGGTGCCCGAACGTAATCGGACAACAGGGAAAGTGTGTACCTATTGAAGGAGTGAAACACTATGGCTTCGTCAAACGCAGTTCGTTTCCTTGCCTCTGACACCGATGACAGGGCACTTGCCTTGAAAATGTATTGGGAAGGGCAGGTGCTTGAGGCGTTCAGGGCAAAGACGGTCCTGTGGGACAACACAGGCAATGTAATCAAGTACAAGAACATCACGTCCGGGAAAAGCTGGCAGTTCATCATGGGCGGGACCGACCCGACCCCAGAGTACCATACGCCTGGTACCGAGCTGCTCGGCCAAACCTACTCGTTCAGCGAAGGGACCGTTACTGTGGACGATATTCTTGTCGCCCACTTCGATGTTCCCATCGACCAGGAAAGGATGAGCCACTTTGATGTGCTGGGCAACCTTGGTCGTCGCTTGGGCAGGGCCTTGGCCATTGACTTCGACAAGAAGCTGTTTCGCGTCGCAGTCAATGCCGCACGGGCAGAAGAAAAGGACGGCTACGTTGCAGGCGGTAACGTGCTGACCAAAGAAGGCTCTGAGGATAGCATTGAAGCCACTTGGTCGGCCGACAATACCGGCGCTACCACGCTTTACGCGGATATTTCCGAACTCGCGGAAATGCTTGACGTGGACAACGTGCCGGAAGAAAACCGGTTCCTGTTCATCCATCCCTGGCTGCGGTACGTGCTGACGCAGTTTACGTCGCCTAACATCTTCAACCGTGAGCTGACGTCGTTGCCCGGCGACTTGAACAAGCGCGTCATCGGCACGCTGGCTGGTTTCAATGTCATCGTTACCAACCAACTGCCAAGTACCAACGTTTCGACCGGCCCCACCGCCTATCAGGGCAACTTCACTGCTACGCAAGCAGATAGCGAAGATTTCGGTCTGCCTGCTGCGGTGGCCCTGTGCGGTACGGTTGACGACGTTGCCGCAATCGGGCTTGTCCAAGCCGGTCCCATCTACCCGTACCAGGCCCGCGATGAACGGCGCAATACCATCTTTATGAAGGCACAGATGGTCGTCGGTGCCGGCATCCTGTGCCCGTGGTCGGCGGGGCTGATTCAGGTCCAGAAGACTTCGTAAAGGAGGAATGAATCATGGCTGAAACTATTGCAGTTGACAGCAACAAGTTGCTGCGCGTCAAGGACAACGAAACCGTTGCCCCTGCCGAAAATACCGGCAGGCCGGATTACGATGAAACCGACTACCTTGAGATAGAAGGCAACATCAGCAGCACCACGCCACACATCATTGTTACCGCCAAGAACGACAACGAAGATGATGTGCAGCTGCGGCTGGCCGGCAAAGGGGATGGCGGGACGCTTGTTAAGTTCCTTCAAACGGATGTTGACGGTGCAGGCGATCTCGGTGCATCCAATTACACTGGCTACGTCATCCTTGTAACCGATGGTGCTGCAGGAAATCCTACACTGGCTTACAGTGACGGAACCAATTGGAAGCGCCTTGATGGTGCAGGTGGCAACATATCCAAGACCTAACAGTCCTTTTAAGGGCAGCCCGGCCTTCCTGGCTGGGCTGCCCGATAAGGAGTGCTTGTGATGAGCGAGACACGGGAATACGGGCCTACGAAGATTCTGCGTGTTACTGATGCACAAGAATATGAACCAACATCGTTAAGTGGCGGCAAAGACGATTACACCACCACCGACTACCTGGAAATCACAGGCCAAGCAGACAATGCTGGAAGCACGGAGTTCCCTCACTGGCAAAGCGACCGACGTGGTACCGCAATTTACAGCAAGAACGACGAATCCAGCATTACAGAGATGGGATTCGCTGTCAAAGGGAATGGGCATATTTACTTTGCCAATGACTTGATGGCAGAAAAGAATGCCCAGTTTTTTGGCAGCAGTGGTGTCCAGATAGAAAATGGAGATCTATACGTTAAAGGGAACGCCGATATTGATGGCAATTTGACGGCTGACGGCGCTGTTCAATTAGGCACTAGCATTGTTAACCATATTGTCTACAATACCGTCCTTATACTAAAAAGCTACACCGTAGCTGCAGCTAACGCAATACCATCAGAACAGCGCCCTGCGGGGTCGCTTATCTGGGTTTCAGATGAACCTAGCGGTGCATGTGTAGCTTACAGTGACGGCACCAACTGGCGCCGCATCGACACCGGCGCCCTCATACCCAACGTATAAGGAGGAAAGCAAATGAGGTCATGGAAAACTACTGCTACCGGTTTGCTGGCCATTGTAATCGCCGTGGCCACCGCCCTGAAGGCCTTGTGGGACAACGACCCATCCACTACCCCCGACTGGAACGCCGTTGCAGTCGCCATCATGGCCGGCATAGGCCTGCTGCTGGCACGCGACAACGACAAGTCGTCTGAAGATGTCGGCATCAAAGGAAAAAGCACCAAAGGCAAGGACAAATGAAGTGGCATGGCTGGAGCGAATCGCTGTCATCATCATTGAAGCGCTGCTTGGCTGGTTGGCGAAGCAAGCGGAAAAGCCATCGACTGCCCAAAACGCTGGTCGTCGCAACGACCTTGCTAATCGTATTCGTCGCCGGGTGCACGAATACGAGGACCGTGTTCGTCGAGCCAGGGGCGCCAATCAGGATAGGCCCTGATGTAAAAGGGCATATCTACTACCTTGACCCTGACACGGGCAAATGGACACTTTCTGACCATACAGTGCACATCCCTGAAGGATGGTACTGTGTGGGGCCGGAGGACCATGAAAAATGATAACTACACTTCTGGAAAACGCCAGCTCCACCCCATCAACCAACATCTTCTGGGGTGGGCAGGGAACGCTGTACGTATGGGGTACGTGGGACGGCGCTACTGTAACACTGCAAGCCAGCCCCGACAACGGCACCACTTGGATTGACCTTGAAGATGCCACCTTCACCCAAAACACCGTAACCAACATCACCTTGCACACGATGAATCAGATACGGGCAAGTATATCCGGGGCCGGTGGCAGCACGTCCCTTAATGCAAAGATCCTGGCATTTTAAGAGGAGGGTGAAGTGATGGCTTACCCTGTAATAAACAAGCCCATCGGCCGACGCAACTTGCCGTGGCAGTTCGGCGACGGCAGCGACGGAACGAAGACCGTTGGCACGAACGAAACGCTGACGAAAACAGATTTGAATTACGTGTCGCTGACCATCTTACAAGGACGAACCTTGTCCGTGCCGGCCTGGGCGCATGACAAGGGTGCGATATGCGTTATCCGCGCACAGGATTTCATCGAAATCAACGGGACGCTGAGCGCGACGGGGGTAACGCGGAAAATCAACAACAACGGCGTTTTTGGGGATGTGGGAACAGCGAGCGATGGATTGCCACCTGGGCTGCATATTTCCGCCGGTGTTACCCACATGCTTTACGATTTCACCATCTGGCCCGTCGTCGGCGGTGGCGGGTCGGCCGACGGCAATGATGCCTTCGTCGCACGGGGTGAGACTGATTACGCCTTTTTCCCTGCGGGCTACACGAGCCAAAAGGCCACAGGCGGCAGCCCAGCCCAAAATGGCAACGACATCATCGACTCCAATTTTGACCGCGACGAATGGATTGGCCCAGGCCGCCCGTTTCGTTACTGCGCCGGCGGCGGTGGTGGTGGTAACACTTCCGCACGTGGCGGCAACGGCGGCGGGATAATCATCTTATATGCCCCGCGCATAATCTTCGGTGCCAGCGGAAAAATAGAAGCCAAGGGTGAGGGCGGCCGAGGCACCAACACCGGCGGCGGTGGTGGTGGGTACGTTGAGATATGGACGAGTTACGCGTTAAGTGATGCCGACAAGGCAAAAGTGGATGTAAGCGGTGGTGCCGGCAATGGCGACGGTGGCGATGGCGCGGATGGGCACAAGGTGTTTCGCATTTTGAGGTGATAGCAATGGAAAACAAGGCCGTTTCCAGGCTAATGAGGGTCGGCATCTTTGCCGCTGGTCTCATTGCCGCAGTCATCGGTTGGCTTGCCGTTGATATGGTTCGTGTTCACACTGAACTGGCTGAAGTGCGGGTTAAGGTCGCAAACATGTACCACGCCATAGATGAGCTTAACCAGAACAACAAAGCGCTTGACCAACGACTGCGCAACATCGAACGCGACGTTGCATGGATAAAAGCGCGGCTGAAGATTTCCGACCCACCGTTCACCACTACGATGGATGAAAAAATCAGCGATGCATTGCAGAGGTTCTATGCAATCGAATGAACAGCGAATGGCAGGAAATCGTAGCAAAGGTGCTGGAAAAGCACAGCGAAGGGCCGGCACAAGCGAACGCCATCTTGGCACGGTGCCATGATGACGTATCCGTCCTGCGCCGCTACTGGCGGCAAGGGATGGACGTTACCGACGTGTGCCAGCGGCTTTCTACGCTATTCAAGGTGGTGAAGGAACAACTGCAAAGGGAAAAGGCATGGCCGATGGAATCATAGACAAGTTGCTGGCCGACCATTTGCACGGTCATTCCGATTTTCAGATGGATTACTTCATTACCGGCAAAGGCGGCCCGACCACTTACGGCATGTACCGGCAGGCGTTACGCGAGCTGGTTGCCAGGCATAAGGCCTTGAAGCGGCTGGAAATCAAGCGACAGATGATAGAACTGGACATAGACCAGTTACAACAGCAAAGCGACGGCTGCCCGATAAAGCAAAGACGCAGGGATTTGGAAATACAACTAAAGAAGCTTGAGCTGGAAGATATTCTTACATCCATCCATACCACAAGACGCGAACTTGACCGCTTCTATACCCAAGCCGTTGCCCTAAAGGAAAGGCTGGGCGACATTGACGACACGCGACGGCATGAACTGGAAAGGGAAATGTGGGTCGAACGCGCCAAATTGCTTGCCATTATAGACTTGGCAACGGCAGGCAGACTGTCGCCGGCAAGCTACGAAATGATAATTGCCTTACCGCCGGCAGACCGGACCAGCATAGTGAAGTTCCTGACGGACAAGAACGCGGTCGCCGAAAGGGCGAAGAACGGATACCAGGTGGAAAGGTTGCTTGAGGACAATAACAATGACGAAGCTGGAAGCAGTTAACGAAATGCTGGCAGCTATAGGTGAACCGCCTGTAGCATCATTGCCGGATTCCGACGACGGCAGCGAAGAATACGAAGCAAAAGTGCTGCTGGAAAGCACGTGCGAAAAAATCCTTGCCGAAGGCTGGTTCTGCAACACCGTGGAAGAAAAGGCATACCAGCCGGATGCCAACAACAAGATAGACCTGTCGTCTGAAGATCCCGGCATCCTTTCCATCACCCCGGCTGGGAAGTCCATTTACATGAAACTGGTTCTGCGCAATGGCTACGTGTACGACATTGAAAACGATACTGACGAGTTCGATGAAGATGAAATAGAGCTTGACGTTGTTCAGAACCTTGATTTTGAAGTCCTGCCGCCGCTTCTGGCCTACTACATCGCCAAGGCAGCGGCAGTGAAGTTCCAACGGAACAAGAAGCGCGGCTTGGTGGATGATAACATCCTGCAACAGGAAATGTACCAGGCCCGCATCGCTGCAAGGCAGGAAGATACCGACCTGCGGCGGGCCAACGTGTTCGATACGTATGATGCGATGAGAATCTTGGCACAGGATTAAGATGGCAGAAGAAGTACGGATAGCAATACCGGCACTTTACGGGGGTATATCCCAGCAGCCTGCGCATCTGCGGTTTCCACACCAAGTGGAAGATGCCGTCAACATCCTGTTCGACGTTGCAGAAGGCGCATCCAAGCGACCGGGAACCGTCTTCATCTGTAAGGTTGACGACCTTTTAAATGATGGCGACTATCGCCTCTATTCCATCGAACGCGACCAGGATGAAAAATACTTCGTCGTTTACGGCGAAGGCGTAATCCGCGTCTTCCACACCGACGGCCTGGAATGTGATGTTACAGCAAGCCAAGATGCCATCGACTACATCAATGCCGAAAATGCCACGGCGGACGACCTGCAACTAATCACCATCGAAGATTACACCATCATCCTTAACCGAAAAGTTCAAGCCAAGGGCAAGGCATCACCGGACTACACCGTTGACGGGACCCACAACGATTACGATGCCCTTATCAGTTATACGCCTTCCGGGGACGGTTCAACACAAAAAGGGATGTGGGACCTCACCAACGGCGTTGGCGAAAGGCATAGGGTAGAATCCACAGATGCCACGGCGGAAGAGTATTACTACTACGACCCTGACCCCGACCAATCCACGCCGGCAAACAAGGCTACCTTCGCCCACGTTGTGTTCGGCACCGTAAAAGGGGCATGGGCAAGAGCGTCAGGTTACTACGACAACGATGATATGAACCCAGGCGGATTCAAGATAACCTGGGGCAGGAACAACATCCACGAAACCAACGTTTCATGGACCGCCGCTGATAAGAAGCTTACCAAAACCGGCGCCTTCGCCGACTACGACTGGCAAGTCGGCGATCAAATCTGGGTGGCAGGCGGAAGTGGCGGTATTACACCAGATTGGTACACCATCGCATATAAAGAAAGCGATGATGCCATCGTCCTTGAAACCAGCATTGCCACAAGCGATGTCAATGACGTTGAAATAGGTGCCACCGGTTCGCCACTGCCGGAAAAGGCAAGAATCAAGAACAGCTTTGAGGCAATCATCGACGTTGAACCGGGCGCCTTTACGGATATGGATGACGTTGCCAAGGAGTTCCAGGATGCCTTGCGGGCCAACGGCGCCTTTGATGCACTTGTAAGCTGGGTGGACACAGGCGAAGGTACGGCAAAAGGGCATTTCGTCATTACGTGTTCATATCGCGGGGAAACTGCGGAAATCTTCGGTACCGAAGCCCCGTCCAGCGGCTATGATTACACTAAAAAAAACCGCCCATTCTACTGGGGTAACGCCACATCGCATAAAGGCACGGGCACGCCTACAACGCTGACTTTGGCACCGGAGGACCGCTGGACATCCACCGCACCGCCCAACCAGCCGAACGCCATGATAGATGAAACCACCATGCCGATAAAGCTGGTAAGGACGGCGGTGCGCAGCGGTGATACGCCGGCACAGTTCACTCTGTCCACCATAGACTGGTCTGCCAGGGCAAGCGGGGATGAAAACAACAATCCCATCCCATCCATCTGGGAAAATCAAGTTACCATTTCGGACATTACCCTGCATCGCAACCGCCTTGTCCTGGCCGGTGATGAATACATCGTATTCAGTCAAGCAGGCGACTTGTTCAACTTCTATCTTGACAATGCCAACAACGTTGTCGATTCGGACCCCATAGACCTGACGCTTACATCGCACGAAGTAACCATCATCGACTACATCGTACCTTTCCGCAAGACGCTGATAATCTTCACGAAGGCGGGAAGCCAGTTCGAGCTGAATACGCCGGATAACCTTACCGCAGAAACGGCGGCAATAGAACCATCAACCACCTACAAGTCGCTGTCGGTTAAGCCCCGCACCATCGGCAACCTGCTCTACTTCATCGGCCTGAAAAGCGGAACAACGGCACTGTACGAATACTTCTACAACGATTCCCGCGTGGCAAATGAAGCGGCGGATACGACCAGTCATACGCCGCATCTGCTGCCGGCGGAAATACGGTCGATAGCAGTATCCGCAAATGACAACTGTGTTTTCGTCATCCCGAAAGACGGCAACAGAATCTTCATGTACCGCTTCCACTGGTCGGGCCTTAACAAGGACCAGTCGGCATGGACCACCTATGTTTTCGACGACAGCTACCGTATCGCCGATGCCACGATGATTTCGACCAGTCTTTACATGCTTGTCGAAACCACCGACGGGTTTAACATCGAAACGATTGACAACCTCAACTACGACGACCCCATCAGTCCGCGGGATGATTACGAAACCGACAGCTTCCCGACGACATGGACGAAAAGCACGGTCTTTACCGGCTTGATAAACGTCATCGGCGGGGCATCCGCCCCTTCAACCTATCTCAAAGACAACGACCAACACAACGTCGCCACAGACAGCTGGTCCACAAAAACCGCTATACCGACACGGGGCAGCCATGATGCAAGGTCATTGCCGCAGACGGCAGGCGCTGCCAACAGCATCTACATCCTTGGCGGCAATGCCAGCGGCGCGGTGCCGAACTGCGATAAATACGATTCAACGGATTCGTGGACAGCGCTGCCGGATTTGAGTGGCGATTATTTGAATTACAACGGCTACGGGGGTTTCCGGCCGTCATACGTTTACACCTTCGGCGGCTACAACGGATTGGCACCGCAGAAGGCCGCCGCCAAGTCAGATGAAACAAGCTGGATTCTATTACACGAAATGCCGGAAACGGCACGCGGCGGCGGACTGAAGGCTATGGCCGATTACTACGGCAACTTCTACATGGCATGCGGCGTTTACAAGTACGTTTACAAGTATCAGATTTCCAGCGACAGCTGGTCCACACAAAGTTCATCCATGCCGTTCAGCTGGGTTCAGCCGGGCTGCGCCATACTACACACGCGATTCTACTTCTTCGGCGGCTATGACGACGACAGCGGCGAGTACGTCAAAACGTCGAAATACTATCACCCGTCAACCGATTCGTGGGTATCGGTCAGCAACATACCCGGCAATGCACGACAGGACATCGCGGCCGCCTACATGAACGGCAACATCTACATCTACGGCGGGCACGATGCGACAACCTACTACCAGGATGCAGCAAAACTTTCATTAGGTGCATGGTCGTCAATGACGGAATTGCCGGCGCCGGGCAGAAGCGGCGCGGCAGCAAAGGGGATAAGGTAAGATGGCATGGCCGTACATCGTACATCTTGACAGAATGATGAAATGCCAAGGTGAACTTGATGGCAACGACACCATCTTCTACGTTCCAACTGCCGACACTACGCTGAACGCCATCGTCCTCGGCCCCGATTTCGGCAGCTACGATCCGGACAATCCCGACGACAACTACGCCGGCAAGGTCATTACACCCGACAGCGTGCAAGACGGGATTGTGAGGGTCAACGACCAGGACCTTACGGCGGGCGAGGTGATTATCGGCAGGAAGTTCACAGCCACATGTACGTTTTCCAGGCCGTACTTCAGGGATGTCAACAACAACGCCGACATAGACGCCTTCCTGCTGGTAAGGCAGCTGACAACTGCACACAGAAACAGCGGCAGCTACAAGCTGCAATCGACGATGCGCAACAGACCGTGGAACAGCAACAGCGGGATAAGGACGGCAACCTTTACACCCTGGCGGGCACTTACCGAACGCGAAGGTTTTTTCAAGGCATGGTTCCAAGGCAAGTCAGATAAGCAGACGCTGGCAGTTACGGACGACGGCCCTGCGCCGTTTACAATATCAGCGGTGGAAATAATAGCCGATTACATCCCAAGGGGTGGTTAAGATGGCTGAAGCAGTGATACCGGCATTGGTGATAACCGAAATAGCGGCAACAGCAGGGGCTACCTACGCATCCTACGCTGCAGCCAAGGCACAGAACGAGGCGATTGAAGCATCCATGAAGTCGCAGGCGGAGGCCTTGCGGATTCAGCAGAAACAACTTGCAGAACAAGCGGGATTGGAAAAGATGCGGAACATTGCAAGGGCACAACAGATAATCGGCCGCCTGCGCGTCGCTGCAGGCGAAGCCGGGGTCGGTATAGCAGGCAGCTACGATGCCCTTATCCGCCAAACACTCTACGAAACGGCACTGAATGAAAAAATCATCCAACAGAATTACCTGAACCAGGTTCAGTACGCCAGAACAGCGGCACAGGCAAACATGGCAAGGCTGCAAGGGCGGACAATATCGCCCGGCCTGGCAGCATTTGAATCGTTTGCAGCATACGCACCGCAACTAGTTAACACCGGCCTGGCAATAAAGCGCATGCAAACCATGCAGCAACTGTCAGGACGCACAAACGTTTAGGGAAACTGAAATATGGCAGTGCAACTGGAATACAGCAAGCCATTAACGGGATACGCAAGAACCAGGACAAGGCGATTGCCCAGGCAGGGGATAAACTATGAGCTGACTGCGCCCGGCGTTGTACCCATTCCACCCGTATCAGTCCCGGCTACCAAGCTCGCGCAGTTGCAAGCGGCGCTGGGCGCAGCAGCACAAGGCGCGGCCAGGATTTCGCAGTCCCTGGAATACCATGCCCAGCGGATGCAGAACCTTTACCGCGGGGCGGGATTCCAACGGTACCGCGAACTGGCGCCTTCTTTGCTTGAGAAAATCCAAGAGAAGCAACTGCTTGTGCCTGAAGGCATGTCGGCAGCGGACTACGCCAAGCAGCTGGCAATGGAATATGCCGACGGCATGCCGGGGCCTATGGCGCAGACCTTCGTTACGTCGATGACGGCTACGCTTACGCCAGCCTTCATCAGGCAGCGGGAACAACTGCGACAGGAACAGGCCGCAGAACTGCTGCAGACATATTCATCATCCGTACAGACAGCAAAGACGCCGGAAGACATAATCGCTGTGGTCGATGAAGCCCGTAAGGCACTACCGTGGCTGTCGCCGCTTGAAGTCATGCGACGAACATTGCTTACCGCAGCGGAAGCCGCAGCCGAAAGCGGCAACATCGAACTGCTGCACATAATTAAAGAAGCCGCCAACGGCAAGTTCATCGCCGATTTCGCTGCACTGGAACATCGTGCTGTTATCAGGCAACAACAGCAAATCGCCAAGCAGCTCAAAATAGTTCTGGACGATCTTGCACAACGGCAGCAAGAAAACGCGCCGGTGGAAACAATCAAGCAAATCGTCCAGCAACACGTCGAAGACAAGATACTGACTAAAGCTGAAGCAACCAGCATCATCGACAGCCACGTCATCAACAAGATGCGGGATGCGGCCGGGGAAGGGGACCTGAACACGGTTGTCGAACTGCAGAAACACTTGTCCAAGAACCCCGAAGTGCAAGAAGATGCGAAATATCTGCAGCGGGTTGCATCGGACAGGGTGAGGGCCTTGCGGGTACGGGCTATCTTACAGCGGTACTACGAAGGCACCCTTTCAGGGGAAAGGGCAATCAAGACAGCAACCGACCTGCTGAAGGCATACGACTTCGAAAACCCCGACAACGGTATGGGCATTACCGTTGAACAGTACCGATACATCGTCGGTGCGGTCGGCAAGCAAGTCGAAGCCAACGTCGCGGAAAAACAGATAAGCGACATGATAAGCGGCAAGGCACCGCCACGGGTCCTGCCGGACACTGCGTCCAACAGAACGCTTGTAGAGAACCACTTGAAAAGATACGCCGACCCGCAGACGGGTGAAATCCCTTCCGACATCGAAGCGATAGTATTGACCAGTACCGGTATCATACCGCGGAACCGCCTAGCCTATCACTTGAACAACATCAAGTACGGCACACCCAGCGAAGCCCTGCAATCGGCAAGGCTGCTGGCAACGATAACCAAAGCACAACCAGCCCTTGAAATCCGCGCCTTGGATAGCGCATCAGGCAAGGACGGCACAATCCTGCAAGCCATCTTCCTGGCAAGGGATGACGGTACGCTGCAGAATGACACAAAGATGCAGCAGCTGATAGAACAGCTGCGCAGTATGCAATTCATTGAGGGTATAGACATAACCGGCATCACAGCCGTCGGATCGGGCACACCCTTCAAGACGGAAGACGATGCAAAAGCTTTCGTACTGGATGAAATAAGGGACAAGCTGAAGGACAAATACGGCCCCATCTTCGGCAGCGGCTTGTTTACCCGCGACCCCACTTTCCGCGCAACAGCGGATTTGTACGATACGGCAATGAAAATCTACGGCAACCGAATCCGCATCCTGATAAATGCCGGGGTCGATGAAAAAACAGCCGTCAACAAGGCCATAGAATACACCACTGCCATGCTGGAACACAAATTCCTGTTCGTCCCGTGGAAGACCAAAGACGGCGACAAGACGGTGGTGCCGGTCAGGATAAAGGGCAATATCAATACGCCTGATTATCCGCATGCAAACGAAATCTACAGCATCATCACAAGAGAGCCTTACTGGCTGCAGAACACAGCAATATCACAGTTTGAAAAGATTGTCGGGAAGAACGCCGAAAAGGAAGGCATCATCGGGCTAAAGCTGGTGGCCTACAAGCCGACGTTGGAACAACTGCAACAGTATTACTTCCAGCGATTGAAAGACGATGCAAGGGCAAGGGGGCTGCCTTTCAACGAAGAAGAAGCAAGGGAAACCGCCCAAGTGCTTGCGAAGGAAACTGCGGATAAGAGGGTTCTTTCAGGGTTCGCATACGTAACCGAAAACGGAACGCTATGGGTTGATGAAAACGGCAACATGCCGGTCTTCATACCGGAGGAAGAAGATTTGCGGCGGGCCAGGGAAAATCTGCCGCTGGAACTGCCACTGGGGCAGCTGCCCACGGAAGAAGAAAAGCAGAGAATACTGCGGGAACACGGCAGCGTGCTAGCCAGAACGGGCACACAAATCACACCGCCTGAAGCACCAGCTAACGTAGTGGATGTAAATGTGCTATGGCCGTAGTAGTATCGAAACAGATATTCACAAGACCGCATCCGGCGGAACTGTTAAGGTCATATTACGATGACCTCATTACCAACGGTCCGCCCATTGAAGCCGTAGAATCGGGGGCGTACCAGCCGCAAACGGCGTCATGGAAGGAATACATCTACGCCAAGACGCATCAGACCGTAGGGACGTTGGGCGATCCTGTAGCACGGTGGATTTACGGCGGTGAACCAGCCCCCAACTTCGACCCAGGCAAGTACATCCGCAGCAATCCCGGCCTGGACCAAGACCCCATAGTATGGTGGCTATACAACCGCGGGCAGTTCGACGATGCCGTCAACGAAACCGACTTTCAAATCCTGCTTGACCAGGGCCGGCAGTATGTTGACGACATAAGCGTCATGGCCCGTGGCAGTTCCATGCAGAAAATCGCCGGCATGGGCCTTGACCTGCTCGACCCCGTCTTCCTGGTTTCCCTTGCCGCTACCGCCGGCGTAGCATCACTGGCCAGGGCAACATCGACTGCAGCCAAGGCCGTCAGGGCCGCCGTGGTCGGTGCCGCATCCTATGAACTGTCACACAAAATCAGGGCCGGTATGACACCAGCATCGGACGAACCAGGCGCTGCCGATGACCTTGCCGGCATGGCCGCCACCGCGGCCCTGTTCGCAGGGACCTACGTCCTCGGCTGGGGCGTAGGCAGAATCAGGGATGCCATCCCGAACGCCAGAAGGATGCAGCAAATCAGGGCTGCTTTGGAGGAGTTCAAGAACACTAAACTTGTCCGCGACGTTAAGGAACTTCCGAACGTTGACCCACTTAAGGACATGGACCTTTCCATCAACGAAATCCTGAACGTAAGCAAGAAGCAAATAACCGACCTTCTGGAAAACCCCGTTGATAACGCCCGAATCAGTCCGCTGTTTGACCCGGCCTTCGGCGGCGACGAAAACTACAGGCTGCTTAAACAACTGAAGGAAAAGTATCGCCAGGAAGGAAAGAAGCTGCATGTGGTGCCGAGGCCGGACCCCGAAGTCAAGTTCTACAGAATGGTGCGGTATTTCGAGAAAATCGGGTCGGTGGAAATCCCGGATTACATCAAGGAGGCGACGGCGGAGGATTTTCCGTATTACAACGTCATCGACAAGCTGTTCGTCAACACCGCCACACTGATTAACAAACCCGCAGGCATGGCGATGGTTTCAAGGGTGAAAAACCTCCCGCTGCGACGCCTGCGCGAAGCGCTGGCCACCGTTGCAGATTCGCTTCGACCGATAACGGTGGATTCCGCACGTAATCCCTTTGAAGCCACGCACGGGCCTACCGTTGAAGGCATATTCGACCATCAGCGACTTATTGCAGGCGATGTGCAAGCAAGATTGAAAAAGGTTGCCAAAGGTTACAAGCGATGGCTGCGAAGGGCGGATAGGGCGCAAGAGTTTGCGGGGGTTCGATTGCAAAGCTGGAAAGACCTGCTTGAAGCGGCAGGCAACTGGCTGCGGTTGAAAGAGGCCGAACTGAAGGGTTACGACGTTACCGCACCAACGCCGATACCGGAACCCATCACAGCAATACTCGATGAACTGCGGGCCTACATGAACAAGCAACTGCTGAACATGGAATCGGCAGGATTGATGAAGATAGGGCCGCGGGCATTAAAGGAAATCAAAGGCAAAATCAAGTACCAACAACGCAAGCTCCGTGAACTCAAAAAACTCTACGAACGTCGCGGGCAATCGCCGCCGGCGGAAGCGGTGGAGGAAATAGAAAAGGAACTGGCGCACCTTGCGCGGCGTAAAGCAGCAGTCGAAAAAGAACTGACCAGGATGACCTACTATTCCACCCAAATCTACGACGTGAACAAGGTGCTGCCGAACCGCACCGACTTCACCGACGACCTGGTCATAGCGATGCGCGAAGGGCATGTGGTCGAAGGCAAACCGATAATAGAAGACGCCGTGCGCAAGGTGGATTCGGCCACCATCGCAAATGAACTGGCAAGAATCACCGGCGGACCTGTTGACGACATGACCCATGATGAAATGGTGAAGTTCATCGTCGATAACCTCACCGAAGCCGAACTGTCGCCCAAGTTCCTGGCCACCTACGAAAAGGCCAAGGAAACCGTCTGGACGCAGATTGCCGAACAGACCTACGACCTTATCACCGGCATACCGCAAGGCGCAGGCAAGCGCAGCGGAATCTACATGCCGGCAATGGTACCCGACCCACTGCAACTTCGCTTGATGCAAGCCAATCCGGCACGCATGGCAAAGTGGATGATTAACGACCCGATGAAGATCGTCAACTACTACATGCGTGCCACCGCACCGCGATACGCCGTCAGCAGGGCCATACAACTGAACCCGCAGATATGGGAGAAGGCAAGGCTTACCAACGGAACGAAAATCCGCACGCTGGAGGACTTGTTCACCTACGTCGATGAAGGGACTGAAGCCTTCTATCGGTTCGCGCAGTTCCACGACGAGCACATGGCAAAACGCGGCGTGAAGTTCAAGCCCTTGCTGCCTGTCGCCAAGAAGATGCAGTACATGGTTGAAAGGGACTTCAAGCGCGTCGTGGAAGACATGCTTGGCGTCCGCACAATGGCCGCATCGAAGTACGCGGGCTATCAGTACATGGCGGCCTTCGGCAGAAGCATCCTTTACATGAACTACGCCAACAAGCTCGGCTGCGTCGCCCTCACGCAGATTAACGACTTCGCCCCAATGTCATTGTTTGCCCTGATGCGCCCCCAAACACTGCGATTACTGATAAAAGCCATTCGCAGCCTGGACAAAGTTACGAAGCGCGACTTGGAACTAATCGGCCTGCTGAAAGATCATCTGATACGTACAAGACGCCTGATAGACGTTCCGGTTGACGAACCCATCGACGGCAGGCTGATGATGGGATTCGAACGCGGCATCAGAACCCTCGCCGATTGGGGCAGCAGAATCAATCTGATGAATCTTGTAACTGATATTGCCAAGAGGGGTAGCGCTATCTATGGGATAGATATGCTGACCAATATCAGCCGCAAGATGGTCAGGGCGGTTGAACTGGTTGAAAAGGAGGGCATGACACTGGAAGCCGCGCTACGCAGGGTTGGATTGCGCGGCGGCAAGAAAAGCTACTGGCTGGCAAAAGTCAACAAGATGGGCCTGAACTACAAGCGCGCCAAACTGTACCACAACCTCATCTACAAGTACGGCTTGACGATGGACGACAGGCCCATACGCGAAGTAATGACCTTCGAAGAATACATGGCATCAAGCAAGCCGGTAAAGCCGAACTTCGAGGCATGGCCACTGGTGCGCAAGGACGTCAAGGACTTGTTCGACACCATTGCCATAAACATTACCAGTTTCGTCAATCACGAAATGGTGGTTACGCCCGGCGCGTTCGACCGGCCAGCGTTTATGATTACCATGCCGGTACTCGGCAGACTGCTGAATCAGTTTCAAACGTTTTCGATGGCGTTCGTCAATCAACGGCTGAACGTGATGGCGCAAATGCCCGCACACTACCAGCTCTGGTACGCCGCATCCTACACCTTCCTTGGCGCCATGACCGACGCCATCCAAGCAGCGCTATCCGGAAGGCGAAGTTTCACCGAAACGGCAAAGGCATGGGAAGAACAGCCGCTTCAGATGCTATACGTCGCATGGGAAAGGGCGGGGCTGCTGGGATGGTATCCGCGGATAATCAGAACCCTTGGAACGGTCGCACCGCCTTTTGCCAGACTGATGCAAGGCACGTCATCCTTCGTACACTATGCCAGCCCGGACCTGCCCATTTCCATGATAGGCCCCTTCGGGTCGGACTTGAACAGGACGTATAAGGTCATACGGGACGTGCTCAACGGCAAAATGTCAAAATGGACGGCACTTAATTTCGCCAAACTGCTGCCGGGGCAAAACCTGCTGTGGCTGCGACTGCTTCATACCACCGCAGGGCTGCCCACAGTGCCCGAAGCCATAACCGAAGCCCCTGTTTACAGCACGCCCGTGTTATTGAACAACTGGGGCAGCAGAAGAAAGGGGTGGTAAAATGAAGAAAGACAGCCGGAACGATAGCAATATCCAAGAGACACTGGCGGAAGAGTTTGATGCTTTGCTTTTGAAGATGCTGCGGGAAGGCAAGCCGCAACTTGATAACGATGGGAACGTCATCAACGTGCCCTTGTCCGCTGCGGACCTTAACGTCATACGTCAGCGGCTTAAGGACTGCGGCATCACCGCCATACCGGCAGGTGAAAATCCCATCGAACAAATCATTCAGGAAATGCGAAGCAGGGGATTGAAACTGCACGGCAGTGAAGAAGTGGCATGATGGAAACGAAAAAGTACATCGCAAAACTTTACGACGACTTCCCGTTCTTTATGACGGAACTGTGGAAGGCTATCGGCTTGCCGGAACCGGCATGGCATCAGCTCGACATGGCCGATTACCTTCAACACGGCCCCAACAGGCGAATCATCATCGCCTTCCGCGGCGCATCGAAAACCTGGATTACCATCGCCTATGCCTTGTGGCGGTTGTTCCGCAACAAGAAAGAAGGCGTCATGGTCATATCGAAAACCGAAAAGCACTCCAGGGACAGCCTGCGGATGGCCCGGAACTGGATTTCCAAAGTACCCTTCCTTCAGCACATGGAACCGCAACGGAAAGTGCCGCGATGGGAGTCGCACAAAGTGCGCGATTCGGTAGGCCAGTTCGACGTTCGCGGGGCACCCGGCATCCGCATGCCGTCCTTCGCCGCCTACGGCAACACGGGACAAGTAACCGGCAACAGGGCCACCGTCATCATCGCAGACGACGTAGAAACGCTGCAGAATACGATGACCGCCGATATGCGTCAGCGGCTGCGGTCTGATGTTACCGAGTTCGACAACATCATCATCCCCGGCGGTACCATCACCTTCCTCGGCAGCTACCACCATGAAGAATCGCTTTACCTGCAGCTGCAGAAAGACGGCTATGATATGCGGGTATGGCCGGAAAGGTTCCCCGAACCGGGCGAAAGGATCCCCTTCATCAGCAAGACGTACGCCAGGCGGATAGAATCCGGCCTGGCCAAGCCCGGCCAGCCGACATGGCCGGAAAGGTTCGGCGATACCGAACTGCAGGCAAGGGAAGCGTCGCAGGGACGCAGCAGGTACCTGATGCAGATGCGATGCATCCCGTGGCTTGGCGACACCCTGGCATATCCGCTGAAGCTGGAAGACTTCATCGTCTTCCCGTTCCTGCCCGACAAGGCCCCTGTGGCCATAGCTTGGGGCAAGCGGGACTTCCGTGGCATGTCCACCCGCGTCGAAGACATCCCATCCCTGGGCTTCGGTTCAGATGCCTACTACCACCCCATCATGGTGTCGGAAGACTGGACGGACATTACCGACACCGTCATGTGGATAGACCCGTCCGGCAGGGGTGAAGACAAAACGGCCTACGCCATCGCATCACACGCCAACGGCATCATCTGGGTACACGATGTCGGCGGCCTTGCCGGCGGATACGACGAATCCACCCTGGAAATGCTGGCCAAGGTGGCAATCCAATACAAGGTCAGAAGATTGTATATTGAGGATAACTTCGGACAGGGGATGCTGCGGCCGTTGTTGGAGCCCGTTTTTGCCCGCGTGGCGGCTACGGCAAAGGACACGGTCATCCCGACGATAGAAACGGTAAGGGTAGCCGCACAGAAGGAAGTGCGGATTATCGAAACCTTGGAACCGCCGATGAACAGCCACAGAATCGTGCTGCATCCGCGGGCGGCGGCGAATACGGACCTGCAACGTCAGATAACACGCATCACCCGCATGCGCAATTGCCTGGACCATGACGATATGGTGGACGCCCTGGCGGGGGCGGTAAGCAGGTTCGACATGGATTTGGCAATTGACCCGACAAAGGCGGCAGAACGACTACGGGAACAAAAGAAGATGGAAGCCATCGAAGAACATCTGCGGCTGTGCGGTATCAGCCAGCAACGAAAATGGTTCAAAATCTGGTAGAAAAAGGGGTTAAGAAGATGGCACGGAAGAAGAAATGGATACAAAGGGCGATCAAAAGACCCGGTGCACTGCGACGCAAGGCCAAGGCTGCCGGCAAGTCGGTCCGCGAATACTGCAGGACGCTGCCGAAGAACGCATCGACACGAACCAAGCGGCAATGCGCCCTGGCCCTGCGGCTGATGTCCTACGCCAAGCGAAGGAAAAGAAGGAGATAACTAGCTATGCCCAAAAAACTGCACCGCAAACTGGCCAAGGCGGCCAGAAAGGCCGGATTGCGCCCCGGCACGGCCGCCTACAACGCCTACGTTTACGGCACAATGCAAAAGATAGAGGCCGCCCGTAAGAAAAAACATCATAAAAAGCGCAGATAATCCTTGACAAAAGGTATAGACCGTGTACCCTTCAAAGGGAAATGAAGCCTTACCGCATCATTTTCGGCGATGCACTTGAACAGCTAAAGCAGCTGCCATCAGAAAGCGTTCATTGCGTCATTACATCACCACCTTATTGGGGGCTGCGAGATTACGGGGTTGAAGGGCAAATCGGATTAGAACCCTCGCTTGAAGAATACATCGATAAGCTCGTGAGAGTATTCCGCGAGGTTCGCCGCGTCCTGCGTAAAGACGGCACCTTATGGCTGAACATGGGCGACTGCTACCAGGGCAAACAGCTGGTCGGCCAGCCGTGGCGATTGGCCTTTGCCCTGCAGGCCGATGGCTGGTATTTGCGCAGCGACATCATCTGGGCAAAGCCCAATCCGATGCCGGAAAGCGTGAAAGATAGACCCACCAAGTCGCACGAGTATATCTTTTTGTTGGCGAAATCGGCCAAGTATTATTACGATGCCGACGCAATACGGGAGCCATCTATCGCCAAGGAATCCATTGAAGGGTTTCGTGGTCGTAAACCCCAATTAATATTGTCTTTAGATGCGGCGCACGCACAAACGCGAGGGTTTCACAATATACCGAGGGGTAAAACATACATTATGCGCAACAAGCGCGACGTGTGGTTTGTGGCAACGTGCCCATATCCTGGTGCACATTTTGCAACCTTCCCGCCTAAACTCATTGAGCCGTGCATTTTGGCCGGTTGCCCTATCGGTGGTACGGTACTTGACCCGTTCGCAGGCAGCGGGACAACGCTGGCCGTGGCCATCAGACTTGGAAGAAATGCCATAGGCATAGAACTAAACGAAGGCTACGGTAAGCTGATAGAGAAACGATGCAGCAACATCCAAACGGAAATCCCTTGCTAACAAACAAAAGGGGAACGATTTATGGACACGCAAAACCGGCAGCAGCTGGCAGGGAAGACCGTTACCATCAACGGCCGGACCATCAAGGTCTTGACATCCTACCAAACGGACATATTCCACCGCGATAGCCGCTATTGCATTTGGATTCGCCCATCGCCGGCGGATGCAATAGACGCCATCATCAACGGATGCGGGGCCGTCCACAAGGACGATCTTAGGCTGGCGGAAGAGCGAATAAGGCAGGGGTGGTGGTGCCGCTGGCCCATATTCGATGGGCCGATATGCCTATTCCGCATCGGGGCCCTCGGCATGGCAGGGACAGCAACAATCTGGATGCAATACGAACAAGGCTTCATAGACCACATACGACAGGACCAGGGGGCAAAAAGGGCCTTCGAAAACCACATCATGGAAAGGGCGATTGATGCGGTGCGTGAGGGGATGAAAAGGCAAGGGGATGGGGAATCGGTCCAGGATGGGGAAGAAAATCAAATCTGAAACGCTATAGCAGGGTAGGAGGACAAAGATATGGACAGTCCGTGGACGGTGCTGCTGTTTCCCTTTACGATGGTGGTTGCGGCGATTGTCGGCGCAATCACTGCGGTCAAGGGGGTGGTGATGGCCGGCTTCTGCGCCATTATGGCCGTGCTGTCGCTGGCAACGTTGCCGGTGTGGGGGCCGGTGCTGGTAATCAAGGGATGGATTGAAAGCCGCGAAGCGGAGGCGGCGGCGGAAAGGTGGTTTGAAAGCAGGGTGGGGTGAAGGAAGGAGGGTGCAGGGATGCCGGAAAGAAGGGCGGAATATTACCGACGGCGGGGCAAGTGGGTGAAGGTGGTTGACTTGCGCAACAACTGCACGGTTGTATTCGTCAAGCTGGCGCATGGGCCGTGGCAGTGGGAACTGTGGAAATGGGAAGACGACGGGTATAGTTTTGTAGCCCTCGAATATGCCCCTACGCTGGCCCAGGCGCTAAAGGAAGCAAGGGCGGTAGCGAGAAGGATGAAAGGAAAGTAAATGGATGAAGAACAACTTTCCACCGGACGAGCACGTATGGCGAAAAGACAAGTAGCGAAAAAATCCAATAAGCGCATATCGGATTTGAGCAGGCTGGAGGTACCGCAGCTCTACGAATGGATTCGGGAACGTATCAGGTATTGGCAAAGGGTTCTGCGATTACAGGATTGGGAGGTGGATTTTGATATAAACCGTTTCTACGAAATGAACATCGCCAACAGAGCAGAGATTCACTGGGACTTGAACCACAAGATGGCTCGTATTGATATCAGGCCGCCTGCCGATGTTGTACCATCGAGTAGGAAGTACACCAAATACGATGCCATCATCGTACACGAACTACTGCATCTGCATTTTGCTCTGCTGGACAAGTGGCCTAAGGGAAGTACCGAAAACATATTGTTGGAGCAAGCGATAGAAGCTATCGCCCAAGCCTTGGCTGATAGACGCAGTAAGGAAAAAGGAAAGTAAGATGCAGAAACTGTCATGGAAGCGGATCGCCGAAGGCGACGACATCATCTACCAGCCGCGACAATTGCCGGAAGGGTTCACCAAGATAACCATCATCAACGACAACAGGCTGAAAAAGCCTTCGTGGGCACATTGGCAGTACCACATCATCTTCCAAATCCCAGATGCCGCCTACGAAGACATCCTCGGCCTCACCCCAACCCTCGCCGACGCCCAAACAACCGTCAAACAACATGTCAAAAGACTCACAAAAAACCTCTGAACATCCTACTGGCAACGTTGCCATGAACAACCACAGCAAAAGCTATACAAATCCTATTGGCGAAAGGGACCTTTTCGGCGGTATAATGGAACCGCCGCATGCTACAGGGCCGCTGGGCAAGGACTTCACTGCGCCGCCGTTTACGGTATTTGATGGTCGCAGCGGGTGGTGGCGACAGCGAAAACGCGCATGGCTGTCGTTGGGGATTAGGGGCGAAATAGGGCGGGATACAAACGTGTACAACACCGCAAAGGGTGGGGGTTTTATCACGCAACGAACCAGTGTTGGCATTAGCGTCTTCGATCCGGTCCTTTGCGAAATAGTGTATAAATGGTTCTGTCCGCCTGGCGGCCAAGTGGTTGACCCCTTCGCCGGCGGCAGTGTGCGTGGCATTGTTGCCGCCGCAATGGGGTACCGGTACTGGGGTTGCGAATTACGGGCAGAACAGGTAGCGGCGAACAGACAGCAAGCAACAGATATAAAGACCCCACAATCGCCTGTTTGGGTATGCGGCGACAGCACAACCGAATTAGCCAATGCGCCGGCCGCAGACCTGATTTTTACCTGCCCCCCTTACGGCAATTTGGAAAGATACAGCAGCAACCCGCATGATTTAAGCAACATGGATTGGCCCCAATTCGTCGCGGCGTATCGCCGGATTATCGCCAAGGCAATAGACAAGCTAAAACAGCACAGCTTTGCCGTTATCGTGGTGGCTAATTTCCGCGACCCCGCTACGGGTTTCTACAGGCCCCTTGTAGCTGAAACAATCAGCGCCTTTACAGCAACAAGCGCCGGTTTTTACAATGACGCAATCCTGATTACCCCTGCCGGCACAGCCCCTATCCGCGCCCCGAAACAATTCCGCAAGTCCCGAAAATTAGTAAAGATACATCAAAATGTCCTCGTTTTCTGCAAAGGCAACCCCATCATAGCCACCAGAAAAATCAGGCAAACCTAAAAAATCCTTTGACATGGGCGGGTGGTGGTGGTATAGTATAGTGTGAATGGGCGGGGGTGTATCGTATGGTAGGCTGCGACGAAGGGCACCCCGACGCCCTTGGCGATCACAGGCCGTTAGCCTACACGACGGTGCCAGCGACGGCGGAAAGTCGCATCGCCAAACCAACCGGCAATGTTGCCAAGAAAAAAGAAAAGTGGCAACGTTGCCACCTTGCCTGCAGGCACAACAATCGGCAGCGCCGCCTGACGCCCATCAGGCGACCTTCCGGCCAGGCCGGGGAAAGCCTGGGCTGCCAAAAACATACGGGATAAGCCTTTCAAGGGAGTACCAACCCCTAAACGTACTCCCTCCATTTTTACCCTCACTTAATTGAAAACTCTACAAAAACTATTGGCACTATATATGAAGGGTGGGTGGGTGGGGGAACCATTGGATGGTCATTGGTTGGTTCTGCACAGGGGGTGGATTGAACTTGGTGGTTGTTTTTTCATGGTGCAAGTGGTTGTTTTTCATGGACTTATGGTAGAGGGGGGAATGTGAGGTGGGGAAATTGGTGGAGGGGAGGATGGTAGATGGTTGCATGGGGCGGCCCCCCGGTGGGGGGATCAATGGGGGCGTGGTGGTGAAATGGTTGGGGTTGCGTGGAAACAAACCCAACACCAAACACCAACAAGAGCGGCCCGGCCGCAGATCGCCGGGAGGATCCGGCCGGCGCTGCCGTTTTAACCGTTTATATGATACTTTTGTCCGTTTATACGAAAAACCGGGCAATATTGCGCATTGCATTTTGCAATGGTGTTGCAAATTGCAATAGTTGGACAGATTTTGTCCGGTTTGGTGCAGGAACAAATTGTTCCTGGCCGAAAAATATTTTTTCTGATTTTTCTCTTGACTATTGACGATAATGTAGTATGATGATAATAGACAACGGAAACTTGGAGGAAGATCAATCATGAAGACACAAGACTATTTGGGTTGCTGGCTCGACGGCGGTTTTCCGCGAACGCCACAAGAGAGGATCCAGCGCTTACTCGACGTTGCGAATAGTTGGGGGTTACCGGAGGATCGCATCAAACATTATGAGCAGGAGGTTGATACGATTCTGGCAGATCCGGACACAGCAGAGTTTATCTACGAGCTCGAAGACGAGCTCATAAACGAAATGGAGAAGCTGTTACCGGAGGGGTTGACAATTGTCTTGGGCGATCCATCGCCCGGCGATGTATGCGTAATCGAGAATACGGAGGATTAATCCTCCGTATTCTCTTTTTTTTGTGGAGGATTCAATCATGAGAATATCCAAAAAACACATCCACACAATACTAAAAAATCATGGAGAGATTTGGTTACGTCGATCAGAGTATCCGCCGAAATATACTCTGATTAACTCAGACACAGACACAGTACTCTTTTCATCGGATCGATTCTCCGACGTCGGCCGATGGATTATTGCATACCATGCTGGCTACTGCTGTGGATACGCTGCTGCCGTACGGCACCAACAACAACAAAACCGAAAGAGTACGGAGGATTAATCTTCCGTACTCTTTCTTTTTTGGAGGATAACCGATGAGCAGAACAAAAGCATCAGCAGAATTAGAATTCACAATCGTCGAGCTCTACGATCCGTTGGGATCGTGGAGGATAGACCGGTCCGGCCGGCTTACGCCGATCCCGATAAGCCGGCACCGGCGCCGCGACACAGCAGCCCGCGCGTGGCGCCGTCAATGCCGCAAGCTGCGCGGCCAACAAACGCTTGGCTTCGTTGAAGCCGGCCAGCTGATCAAAACAGCCCGGCGCGAATACGGGATCGGGCCGGCAATCGAATCGCCGGTTATGCCGCGACAGTAAACCGCGGGCCGGAGGGCTGCTGGCACCTCCGGCCCTTTGCTTTGCCCAGCCCGGCCCGGACAAAACACTGCAGCAGCGGCAACAAATATTTTTTCTGAAGTTTTTCTTGACAACCGACAACGATATAGTATGATGATAATAGATAACAAAAGGAGGCGTAACAATGGACTGGCAAAACATCAACCCGCAACGGGCGGCCGCAATTTTGCGGCCGTGGGCTGCGGCCCTAGAGGGCCGCATCAGCGATCCGGTCCTGCAGCAGTACATTAGCGCGTTGTTGGAGGACCTTGAGCGCGGGGTCAATGAGAATTTGATCCCGCGTGAGGAGCGTTGGCTGCGCGGTGATAGATACACCGCGCAGGTCCTCGTTGATTCAATCGCCACCGCATACCGCCGGGCGGTTGAACCGGCAGTGCCGCCAGCAGCGCCAATATCGGCGCCGGGGGCCGCGGTTGGGTCGGTGGTCGAAAACTGGATCAAGCGGCAAGTGATGCTTGATCTGGAGTACGGGCGTGGCTTGGGCGGCGCTTGGGCACAAACACGAACAGCAGCAGGGCAAGCTTAATGCCCTGCTGCTGTTTTGTTTTTCCGGCACTTTGCAAGACCGCAAGCTGTGCAGCAGCGAAAGGAGGGCAAGTGATGATAATGGAGCGCGTGAGGCTTAACGATTGGGGGCGGGATTTGGTGCGGCGTGCGTTTCCGCGATACCGCGGCCGCACCTATTACTATTGCAACTCTATGCCGCACCGCCTCGATAGCTATTGGGTCAACGGGTATCGCAGCTATTGGGCGATCTTTACCAAAGGCGTTTTTCGCAGCGTCCCGTCAAATCATCCTGTCTTTGAAAAGGATCGGCCGCGGGACTTTGACTATCCCGAAGATTCAACAATTGTACTCGAACACTGTTACGCGGGCACACGACAATATATTGTCTTGCACGCGCGGCCCGAAACAATAAGAAAATACCTGGCAGCGCCGTTAAAGGAGGGCAAATGATGAAAAGGGCAAGCTTGAAAGATTACGTTTATAACATGGGGCAGCGCTTGGGCCTGCCCCTGGATCTGTACCGGGCCTACGGCCGCGTGCAGCTGATTTACTGGCCTA